TATCACCTGAGTTTTTCAATTCTTCTTCTCCAGAAATTGATATATTAGCATACGCCTGCTTCCAATCCCACACTGCTGATGTGACAGGGTCGGAAGGAGTTGTATCTAGTACATCATAACCAGAGTAAAAGCCTTGAGCTGTATTCTTTGCATATTCTAGTGGAGTAATAATCTTTCTTCCACCATCTAACTTTTCAGCGTTCTTAAGAAGCTTCACTGCTAGAGGGTTAGAGTTAAAGATATTATCTACTAAAACAGGCAAGAATTTGTCACGAGTTAACGAAGATAAAGCATCCCAGTTAATCGTTGTTGAACTTACTGCCATTTTTTAGCTCCTATCTGTTAAAGTACTTAGCGACATCAGGGTCATCTATGTTAATGTCCTTAACGCTCTTATAGTTCTTTGGAGTCGACACCTCCGTTGCACCTACCTTAGAGTTATGAACGACTTTCCCCATGTTTCGCTGTTTATTTCCATCTAACTGTCTATGATGGTCAAGTTCATCTTGCATCTTATCGTAGCTCCAAAGCTTAAATGCTTGGTTCAAATCAGTCAAATTAGATTCTTGAGCGAACTCTAAGAACTTAACTTCGTCATCTTCACCTTCAAATGAGTCTTTGTTGTCATCGACAATAGCATTGAGCTCCAATTCTAAATCATCAACATGTCTCTCGAACTCCATTTGATTTAGTCTCCCTTCGACTTCTTCCATCTTCACATCAGCTTCACCCTTTTCAGGTTCTGCCATGATTTCTTCTTCAAAGCCTAGGGGTCGTAGCTCTTTGTCTAATCCCAGGTCCTTTAAGCCTTTTTCGTCTTCATAAAAGAAATCTTTTACATAGTCACGAAACTCAGAGTCCTCTGCGATTTTATTGTTGAACTTTGACCATTTTGCGATTTCTTGAGCCTTCTGGGTGTTTGATGCTTGCCAATTATCTTTATTGGAAGAATCTTCTTTCCAACGCATAATATCAGCTCCATCATAAGTTTCACCATCAATCTCGACTTCATAGTCCTCCAGATTGAACTCATCGCTCTCACTAACCTCAGTTTCTCCTTCTGCTTCAGTTTCTACTTTCGTTTCTACCTCTGCTTCTGGAGTATCAGCTTCGTGAGCTTGGCTTCCAAAGCCTTCTTGTCCGTCAACCCCTGCTTCTTTTGCCATTGGCACTTCATCAGCACCTGGGTTTTCGTATATAGACTGCTTGTCGGAATCCGTTAACTCCACATCATTGTATGGACTTGGCATTGTAGACGCTCCTTTCAGCTTTCGCTTGTTTGGTGTTGGTCTTCAAATTTTTACTTAAATTATTTATTTTACTTTTCCAGCTCTAGTAAATGCTTGTCCTCCTGGTCCTCTAGGGGACTGGATAACTCTATATGGTTGTCCATTGTATCTAAAATATGTTTTGCCTGCAGCATCTGCTGCTATTGCTGCTGCACCTGCACCACCACCAGTTATGCCTATATCGCCTTTATACATATCAATTAATACATCTTGCTTAAAGCCATTGCTGTGAACTGGGCTCTGGAATTTACCTTTTGCAAATCCTTTGAGTGCAGCTCTTCTCCTGGCAGACCTTGCTCCTTTTTTCTTTCTCTTAGACATCTTATTCTCCTTCGCCCTCTTCTGGGACTGCACCCATTTGAGCTCGTTGTTGTAGCAGAGTTTCCATTATCTCATTCTCATCTGTAGAATTGTTTAATATATCCATCTGCTGCTGTTGTATTTGTTGTTGTTGTTTCTTTTGTTCTATAATTTCCTCTAGAATATCCTTTGAAATATCCTTTTCATGCCATCTCCAGAATTGCTCTGGCGTTAATAGCCCCATTTGAACATACTCTAAGGCTTGGTCAATACGACTTGCACGAGATTCTGGCATACTTGAGCCTGGTACATATTTAAAGTCCATATCGTCTGTAAGTTCATATGGCTGTATTTGCTTAAATTCATAGCCCATTTGGGTGTTTCTACGAATAATTATCGCTGACTCGTAGTTATTAGCCAAAATACTTAAAGTTTGCTTATATATGTCTATTATGGAGTCAAATCCTATCTCTCTTTCCTTTGCTCTTATAATTTGCTGTGATGCCTCTTGAAGTGCTGATATCGCCTTGGCTGCTGTAACTCCACTTGGGTTACGCCCTTGTGTGATGTCGTGCACGCCACTAATTGAGTCTGTAAGCTGCATCATATACTGAGCTAAAGGCAGGTTTGATGAGGACATATTGCCTGCTGGGAGCCTTTGGATTTGCTCGTGAGGTCCATTTGTCCAAAATACCTGTCCTGGTTTGTCGCTTGGTCTGTTTCCAGGCGTTTTTGATAGTGATTTACTCATTACCCATGCTGGATTTCCATGGTAAATGATGTTATCGAGGCTTTGGGAAAGCAGTATAGCTGTACCTACTGCAAGAGGCTCAACAATCTCTGGTTCCCCCTTGCCCCAAAAGTGATGTTCGTCTGCATAATTCTTAAATTGTACAATAGGAATGAAGTCTGTAGGTGCCTCAGTGTGTTGAAGTAATACTTTACCTGCCCATGTTGTTAGATAAAGCTTGTCATTCATGTAGTGCCAGCACTCTTTTAATAATACCTGACCACCAAATACTTCTTTGTCATCCATATCATCTGTAGGGGTTAGCTCTTGGAAGTCAGTTTGGACATCTGAGCTAGATACTTGACTTGATGAGTATTGACTATGTTCGCTAGTTAATGGGGTTCCAGGGGTCTGTGTTCCTGACGCTGTTGTGGTCTGTCCCACTCCATCTTCGGATTTCATTCGTATAAAGGCTTTATATTCGTCTAGTTTACCCTCAGATTGTACCTTATTTCCGTTTTCAAACATCTCCCTTACGTCTTTTA